TGGCGATTACCTGCGCAAGGGGTATGAAGCCGAAGAGCTGAAAGCCATGTCCACGCAGTCCGCACCGGACGGCGGTTTCATGGTGGCCGATGGCATGGAGGCTGGCATCCGCGAGCGGCTGCGACGCACGTCTCCGGTTCGTCAGGTGGCCAATGTCGTGTCGTTTTCCGGCGGTGCCTATCAGGTGCTGACCGAGCGCGGCGATGCGGGCTATGAGTGGGCAGGCGAGCGGGAGAGCCGTTCCGAGACGACCACGCCCACGATCAACCGCATCAACATCACGGCGCATGAGCTGTCGGCGCTTCCGAAAGTGTCGCAGCGGCTGCTGGATACCGCCGATTACGATGTTGAGGGCTTTCTGACTGACTACGTCGCCGACGCGTTTGGCCGCGCGGAGGCAACGGCTTTTGTCGCAGGCGACGGCCAAGACAAGCCCAAGGGCTTCCTGAGCTACGCCACGTCTGACGCGGCGGATGCTGCGCGCGCCAATGAGACGATCCAGTATCGCGCCACCGGCGATTCTGGCGCGTTCAACGGCACCGACCCGGCCAACGTCCTGATCCAGACCTTTTACGATCTGCAAGGCGCGTATCAGGCCAATGCGACGTGGATGGCGAAAAACACCACGGCGGCGGCGATTGCCACGCTCAAAGACGGGCAGGGCGCGTATCTGGTGCAATCCATGCTCAACACCGATGGCAGCATGGTGCGCACGATCATGGGCCGGCCGCTGGCGATTGCCGACGACATGCCCGCGATTGGCGCGAATAGCCTGTCCATTGCGGTTGGCGATTTTGGCCGGGGCTATACCATCGTGGACGGCAAGGCCGTGACGGTCCTGCGCGACCCGTTCAGCGCCAAGCCCAATGTGCTGTTCTACACCACGAAGCGTGTGGGCGGCGGCGTGACCGAGTTTGACGCGATCAAGCTCATCAAGTTTGGCACCAGCTAAGGAGGGCTGACCATGCACATGATCGATATGGCATCGGAGACTGAGGTGGCGTTCGGCATCTCTGCCACGCTCTCCGGCACCACGCCATCCAAGGGCAACATCGTTGACCTGACGGATTTTGGCGCGGCGACGTTCTGCTATCAGACCGGCGCTGTGACCGACGCAGGCGGCGCGGCGGGTTTTGCGGTGGAAATCCAGGAAAGCGACACCACGGCAGATGCGGATTTTACCGCCGTGGCGGATGCGGATCTGGCGGGCGGCGATGAAGCGGACCTGACCGTGACCAGCGACGATGACGACAGCAAGGCCATCGGGCGGCTGGGCTACATCGGCAATAAGCGCTATGTGCGCGTTGTCGTGACCGGCACGACCGGGACCGATGCTGTGGTCAACGGCGTGTGGGCGCTGCAAGGCGCGCGCTATGAGCCGACCGACGGCGCGGCTGACAACATCGCCGCAACGTGAGTTTAGGTGACGGGCGGAACATTCCGCCCGCATCCTAAGCCTATGGAGGCGCAGAATGGCTACCCTTTCCGCAGATATTTTTGCCGTCCCGGATGGCGAGGTTTACCCGCGCTGGTTCCGCGCAGGTGAGGCTGTGACCGGCGCTGTTGCCGAGGCCGCAAAGGCGCAGGGGAAACTGGCACAAGCCCCGCGGCGTGCCCCGCGAAACAAGGCCGCACGTCCGCCTGAGGTGAAAAATGACTGACGGCTTTCTGACCCGCGTGGCCGCGCCTGCCGTGCCGATTGTATCAACGGCGGATGCAAAATCTTTCCTGCGCGTTGATCTGTCCGAAGATGACAGCTTGATTGACGCTTTTGTGCAGGCCGCGACGGACCATCTGGACGGCGAAAGCGGCATATTGGGCCGGGCGCTTATTACGCAAACGTGGCGCTATACCCTGCCAGCGCCCCCGGGTGGCGATAAGATGTTCCTGCCGTTGCCGGTGGTGCAGTCTGTGTCGGCGGTGAAATACTATGACACTGACAATGCAGAGCAAACGCTTTCGGCGGATCAATACAGGCTGCTGACGGGCAACCTTTCCGCGCATATCGAGTTGGTGCAAGGCGCGAATTGGCCGTCCGTTTATGACCGTTCCGACGCGTTCTGGATTGAGTATGTGGCGGGCTATGGTGACGCGGCGTCTGACGTGCCGCAGGCAATCCGCACGGCGGCGCTACTGATGGTGGGGCAGTGGTATGACAACCGCATGGCCAGTGCGGAAAAGGTGTTTTCGGAATTGCCGTTTGGTGTGCGCGCGCTGCTGCTGAATTATCGCGTGGTCAAGGGGTTGTTTTGATGATCGGCAAACTTGACCAGCGCATCACGCTACAGGCCGTTTCGACCTCCAGCGATGGCGGCGGCGGGCTTGTGGAAACGTGGGCCGATTTTGCCAGCGTCCCGAATATGTGGGCGCAGGTTATTCCGCGCGCTGGCAAAGAAGGCGAAGACGGCGGCGCAATCAACGCAAGCGGCGTTTGGTCATTCATCATCCGACACCGCGACGATGTAACAGAGCGTGACAGGATCGTGTGGGGCGGTGAGCCTTACAACATCCGCCGCGTGGCCAGATCGTCGGGGCGGGGCCGCGATGCATACCTGACGATCGATGCAGAGCGCGGGGTTCCGCAATGAAAGTGGATATGCAGCTTCGCGGCGTTGAGGATGTGGACCGGCTTCTAAGCAAGATTGCGCCAAATCAGGCGCGGAACATCATGCGCGCAACGGTGCATGACATGGCGCGCGAGGTTGCCAAGGATGCCCGCTCTGGGATGCCCCGTGATGAGGGCGACCTGAAGCGCAGCACGAAACACAAGCGCGAAAAGATCAAGGGCGGCAAAGTTCAATCGACCGTGCGCGTCAATCGCCGCGCTTTTTACTGGCGGTTCCTGGAATACGGGCAAGGGCCGGACGGCGTGGAATACGCATTTTTCGCAAAGGCGGTTCAAAAGCTGCGGGCGTCATGGACGGAGCGTTTCTTGCGTTCGTTTGTGAAAAAGTTTGAATCCACGCTGGCCCGCGCGCGGCGGAAGCAGGCGCGATGAATTACGATTGGGAAGTTCAGGCCGCGCTGTATCGGATGCTCAATAGCTATACGCCATTGACGAACATCGCGCCGGCGGTGGATTTTGGGCGGCGTGTTGATGACGGCAGCACGATATTCCCCTACGTGGCAATCGGCACAATCATTCTGACGCAGTTTGACACTGACAACACGAATGGTTTTGACATGCTGGCGCGCATTCATACCTGGAGCGATAGCGGTTCCGCCAAGCAATGCCGGATTATTCAGGGGCATATCTACAATCGTTTGCACAAGGACTATCTGTTGTCTGCTGCATTCGACAGCGTTTTGATGTATCGTGACAGCACAGACGTTATGCAGGACGCTAACGGGACTTTTCACGGGGTTTGCGAATATCGCGCAATCCTTGATCTTGCTTAGGCCATAGGAGGCAATCATGGCAAAAGGTGCAGGCCGCGCGTTCGTGGTCAAGAAGGGCGGCACGGCCATTGCGGCGGTTCGCACGAAATCTGTGACATTCAACGGCACGTTGATTGACGTGACCAGCGACGATGATGACGGCGACGTGACCTATCTGGCGGATGAGTTTGCCAGCAAGTCTCTGGAAATCAGCGTGGGCGGATTGACGGATGATGATGTGCTGTCAGATCTGGCATTCTCGACAACCGACAGCGACAAACACCTGTCTGACATCACGCTGGAACGCCCGAATGGTGACGCCATTTCCGGCACGTTCATCATCACCAGCTATGCGGAAAACGGCAGCTATGACGGCGCGGTGGAGTTCACCGCCACGCTGGTTCGCTCCGGCGCGCATACTTTCACACCGGCGGCGTGAGGTAGCGCGTGAAGGGATTTGATGATGCGACGCTGGGCTGGCGCGGTGAGGAATACACCGTGCCAGCGGATCAACAGCTAATGTTGATTGCCCGTGTTGAGGACGCCCTGGAAATGGGCGGCAATGAGCGGGCCTTGCATGTGCTGCTGAGGCCGGGCGGGCCGTCGCATACTCGCCTAGCGCGGGCGTTCGGCGCGGCGCTGCGGTATGCCGGGGCGCAGGTGACGGATGACGAGGTGTATCTGTCCATTCAGTCGGATCTGGCCGATGGCCGCACAGATGCGGCGGGGGCGGCGCAAGCGGCTATCCTGTCTCTGCTGGCAATCATTTCGCCGCCGGTGGCGATGAAGCTGGCGGGCGCTGCCGAGGGAAAGCCAAGCCCGGAGGCGACCTAGACGCGGGATTGGTCCGCACGCTCTATGGCGTCCTTGTCGGTGCCGGATGGGTGTCGCCTTCGGAGTTTTGGCGGCTATCGCCGGGCGAGGTGTGGTGGATCATTGACGCCAGGACGCCGCGCGAGGTGAAAGAGAAAAGCGAAGGCATGGCCGAGTTGCGGCAAATGCTGAAGGATGCGAGGTCGCGCGACAATGGCTAAGGTGGTCGGTGATATTTCGGTGCAAGTCGGGGCGGATATTGCCCCGCTGCAGCGCGCCATGCGTCAGGGCACGGGTTCCGTTCGCGGTTTTGAGCGGGGCTTTTCGCAATCTGCGGCGCGGGTAGGCCGGGCGGCGGCGGGCATAGGCGCTGCTGCTGCTGCGGCGGCGGGCGCTGTGGCGGTTATGGCGGCAAACGCGGCCAATGCCGGGGCGCAGATCAGCCGACTGGCGCAGGTTTCCAATACATCGACAACTGAATTTCAGCGGCTGGCGGCGGCGGCTTCCACGGTTGGAATTGAGCAAGACAAGCTGGCTGACATTCTGAAAGACGTGAACGACCGCGTGGGCGATTTTATCGCCACGGGCGGCGGGCCGATGGCGGATTTTTTCGAGAACATCGCGCCGCAGGTGGGTGTGACGGCGGATCAATTCGCGCGGCTTGGCGGGCCTGAGGCGCTGCAGCTGTATGTGACCAGCCTTGAAAAAGCGGGCGTCACGCAGGCTGAAATGACCTTTTACCTTGAGGCAATGGCGTCTGACTTAACCGTCATGCTTCCGTTGTTGCGCAACAGCGGGGCCGAAATGCGCCGCCTTGGCGATGAGGCGGAGGCCGCTGGGGCTATCATGTCAGAGGATGCCGTGCGCGGTGCGACCCAGCTTGACAGGAAGCTGACGCAGATGCGCGACAACCTGCGCAATTCTGTCAACGGCGCGATCAATGAAAACGCCGATGAATTTATTGAGCTTGCTGAGGCGCTTGAAGGCGTAATCCCGCTAATTGGCGATGTGGCGGGGGCCATTGCGTCAGTGGCAACGGCGGCAATCAATGCAACGTCCCGCGTCGGCGAATTTATGGCGGAGGTCACTGAGCCTTTCCGCGAGGGCATGGGCGAAATTCTCAAGGATGCCAAAGAATACTTCGACATGGGCGAGATTGTTTTGCCGCCTATGCCGGGTTCAATGTCAACCCGCCCGGGCGCATCGTCGCGGGTTCCATTGGGCGGGCTTCCTGGCCTAGGGTCTAGCATTTCAACGCCGTCCAGCGGCGCTATGGCTGGCCTGCCGTTGCCGCCAGAAACAACCGAAACCGGCGGCAGCGGCGGTTCCGGCTTGGCGCGTGATGATTTTGACGTGCTGCGGCAACGCTTTGCCACGGAATACGAAATCATGGCGGAGGAGTATGAGCGGCAACAGGCGCTGCTGGCGGAGTATCACGCGGCGGGCATTGCGTCCGAGACGGAATACAAAGAGGCCATGCTCCGGCTGGAAGAGGACTATGGCGCGCGCAAGCGGCGGGCTGTCATGGATGACCTGTCCGGCCTCACATCGTTGATGCAGGCGGAAAACGAAAACCTGTTCAAGATCGGCAAGGCGGCGGCGCTGGCGCAAGCGATTATCAATGGCGAAGAGGCGGCAACGGCGGCGTGGAGCCGGGGCATGGCGGCTGGTGGCCCGGCTGTTGCGGCGGCGTTCACGGCGGCGTCTTTGGCTCGCACGGGTATCAGCATTCAAAACATCCGCAACGCCTCTATCGGTGGTGGCGGGGGCGGCGCGTCCTCTGGCGGCGGGGCGGCTGCGGCACCGGCGGCGGCGCCGATGGAAGTTAACCTGCGCACGGTGGGCAGCGGTGATTTTATCCGGCGCGGGGATCTGGGCGATCTGCTAAACCAGTTGCAGGATGAGGCCGGGGATCGTGGATTGAGGATCACATACGCATGACCATTTACACGACGACAGCGCGCGCCAATGGGCTGGCCGCAGCGGGGCAGGCGAATAACCCGTTCGTGACCGGCGCACAGCCGAGCGGCACCTATTCCACCGGCAACGGAACAGAGGTGTCTGCGGCTGCAAACGCGGTCACGGGCGATACGTTCGACTATTGGACCGCCACGCCTGACGGTTCCGGGTTTGCGGCCTGGAAGGTGGATTTTGGCACCGACCGAAGCCCGACATTCGTCGGCATCGCGGCGCACAATATCAGCGACGTGGGCGGGTCTGTTGTGGTGCAGCATTCCAGCGATGATACTATCTGGTCAACGCTTCACACGGAAACACCGGCGGATAACGCGGCTATCGGGTTTCGGTTTTCCGCGACAACCGACCGTTACTGGCGCATCCTGCTATCGGGGCTGTCCGGCGATGTGTCTATCGGCGTGATCTGGATAGGCGCAGAGATCATCATCCCGCAGCGCATCTATCAGGGGACGCAACCGCCGCTGACAGCCAATGTGGTGAACATGGTTCCGCGCATGTCCGAGGGCGGGCAATTCTTGGGCAGCACAGTCACAAGCCGGGGCGCAACAATGACCGCGCAAATCGAGCATCTGCAGCCGTCCTTCGTGCGGGGCGTGAATTGGCTGGGATTCCAGACGCGTTTCAACGAGGGCCACGGGTTTTTCTGGGCTTGGCGTCCGGGCAAATACGGCGATCTGTGGTGGGCCAAATCCGCAGGAACGCCGCTTGCGCCAACAAACAGCGGACCAAACGAATTGATGAGCCTGCAAATGCAGATGAGGCTATACCATGACTATTAAGCGGCCTCTGCAAATCATCGAGATCGACCTTGACCTATGCAGCCGCGTGTTTGGATCGTCACCATGCACGGCGGCGCTGTCTGCTGACGTGCCGAACAAGTGCTGGAACACGCGCGCAACCTGCGCTGACCCGGCAAACTACGCCACCGGAACGCCGCTGACGCTGCGCTTTGCGATGCCGCAGGACGGCCTGCCCAAAGGCGAATTGATCTTTCCCGCGCTGGAAAGCCCGGCGGCCGGCACGTCAACGGAGATCAACCTTGGCGGGGTGGATCAGCGCACCGGCGCGCTGGGCAGGCGGGAGACGGGCAGTATCACTCTGCGCGACTTCACATTCCATGAGCGGGGCGTTGACCCATACGCCGCAGAGCGGGTGTCAGGCGCGGCGCAAAATAGCGGTGTCGGCTATGACCCGGCGGCGCGGTCCACATTCCTGCGCAAGACGCGGCGGCGGAACAGATACTACGAAGGCCGCGCGCTGCGGGTGCTGGATGGCTATGTGGGTGAGGCGCTGGCGGATATGGACCGGCGGCACTTCATCATCACTGAGTGGATAGAAAACACGGACGGGACGCACACGATCAAATATGCGGACCCTCTCTGGCGCGCCAATGCTGACAACGCAAAAGCCCCGACTGCCACGGCGGGCAAACTGGCGGCTGACATTGACGCGGATTATCTCGGCGCGGTGACGCTCAACCCGGGCGGCATCGGCAGCGACTACGCTGCGTCCGGGCGGGTGTGCGTCGGGTCCGAGATCATGACATACACGCGCAGCGGGGACGTGCTGACGATCACAGCGCGCGGGGTGGACGGCACGGACGCGGCGGGCCATAGCGCGAATGACT